GAATTGTTACTACCTAACACAGTTGGTAACATAGCAGTTGGTTCAGGAACTGGTGATGCTAACGTGACAGATGGAACTAATCTAAGAATTGGTGACACTGTGATGTTGGTAGATGCTGGTTCAGCTACTGCAAACACTCCAGCAATTACAGCTATTTCTACTAATGATATCACAACAGGTACATTATCAGGAACTCCAGCTGCATTGTCAGGTGGTGCTGTTGCAGACAACCTATCTGTTCAAACTAGAGCAGGTTTAACATCAATTGATGATATCGTTTCAGTTAATAACGATGCAACAGTTGGTAACGCTGGTGTTAAGAGATTCGCAGGAGCTTACGACTTAACTACAGCAAACAGAACATCAGGAACTTTTGGAGCTGCTGCTACTGTAAAAGGTAATAGTGGAGTTGGAAGAGACTTATCTCTAAACTTACTTGATGACTGTATTCAATCAATAAGAACTAATGGTGGAGAGCCTAAGCTAATCCTTATGGGTCACGACCAATACTTCAAATTGGAAAGATTACTAAACTCACAGCAAAGATACATGGGACAGGAAGAGTACCAAGTTGGTGTAGGTTCTGAAAAGACCTTCCCCGGAACTCGAACTGGTCTAGTTCTTGCTACTTACCAAGGTATTCCAATACTGCCAGATGCTGACACTACTAAGTCAGAAACTACTGCAGGTGCAAAACTAGGTTCTAACATCTACGTTTTGGACACAGACTACCTTGAAATCGCTGTTGCTCAACCTACTCAGTATATTGAGAACAGAGATTACTTCGCAGCTGACGCACTTGTAGTCAGAGGTCTGCTTTACACAATGGCAGAGTTCAGAGCTTACAGGTTTGACGTACAGGGTGCGATTGTTGACTTAAACACATAATAGTCTTATATGCATGGGGATAGGGATTTACTTGTCCCCATGTGAATAAGGGAGAAATAGATAATATGGCAAAACATACTTTTACTATGTCAAGTGTAACTCCAGATACTAGAATTTTAGCTAGGTCTGCGTTAGGTTATGACTGGAACTATTTCGCTGATGATGAAACTATTATATTCGGTACAGATAGTGATGCTACAGTTGCATGGGACGGTGATTCCCTAAATGTAACATCCTCTGCTACAGAACTATCAGGTACATTGTCAGTTGTTGGTGCAACTAGTTTAGGAACTACAGAAGCTGTGTCAGCTGGAACAGGTATCACTACAGGTACTGGTACAGTTTACAAATCTTCAGTGGTGAAAGTTGGTGGTTTATTTGAAACCAACATCTACATTGACCTAACTGGATTAAACTCTAATGTCGCTAACGATATTATTGGTAAAGATGCAACAGCAAATTCACATATTGGACAGATAACTGCAGCTGTTAACGGTACTATCGTTGGTGGATATATGCAATGTTTGGAGACACCAACAACTGGTGAACCAGATATTGATTTATGGTATGCTGACGAAGCTACTGGTACAGAAGATGCAGCTATCTCTGGTTTATCTAACCAGACTGCTGTTCTAGCTGCTGGTGCAGATTGGACAGTTGCTGCAAATGTGAACATGAGACCTATAACTGGTATGCCCGCTGCAGATAAGTATTTATACTTAACAGGTGGTGGAGGCACTACTGATGCTACATACGATGCTGGTAAGTTTATAATTAAACTTTATGGAACGTAAACATTAGTTAGGTCTTTATGAGAGGTGATTAAAAAAGTGACTGACAAAAGTGATATTCAATTAGCAGTCTATATGGAACGCTTGGATAGTTATATTCAAAGTCAGACTGAATTAAATAAAACTTTATCGGCTGGATTTAATCGCCTCGATGAAGAAATAGAAGAGATAAAACATTGGCGAACAAAAATCTACGGAGCTAAGGCTGCCTTAATTACGGTGGGCGTGTTGTTAATACACTCTGCTATTGTATTAGGCAGCTTCGTAGGAATAATGACTTGGCTAGAGAATAATTAATTAGGAGAAAATATATATGTCAATTACAAACGATTATTTTGACTCAGCATCATGGGAAACTTGGCAATCAGATCCAAGTACTAGAACTGCTGTACAACCATGGGACAGATATGTACCTTTTAGTGGAACAGTAGGAACAAGTGCTGTAGATGTTATAAATATATATTCAAGTGCATATTATGATATAGACCAAGGTAATACTACAGCTAACTTAGAATTAGCAACAAGTGGAAGTCCCGGCATAAATAGAATTTTAAACCCTTCAATAGAGAATGCAACTATATCAGAATTTACAGCAGACGGTTCAGCTATATCAAGAACCACTGGAGCACCTCATTTAGGTTCAGCAGAACTTACAGCGAACCCAGCAAACTCCGCAGCCAAAGAAGGATTTTATGTAACTACAGATACTTTAGCTGGAGGCACATCTAGAAGTGCAGATGCCTATCTAGTAGCTTCAGGAATGGTAAGAGGAGCTTCAGCATCAGGCGATGCAGTAATGCAAATTACAGATTCTGATGGAACTGTATTAGCAACTGGAGACGCAGTTAGCTTAACTACATCTTATCAAAGAGTATCAGTTTTTTATAAGCTTCCAACTGGTGGAGCAACATATAGAGTTAAGTGGTGTTCAAGTACACAACATAATATCAATATGTTATGGGATTGTTTAATGTATGATAAAAGATTAGACACTAAAATAATTGATTACTTAGATGGAAATCTTGCAGGTGGTAATACATATCAATGGTCAGGAACTGCAGATTTATCTGTATCAAGACACTTAGCTCCAATGGGAGCAATAAGAGGTATTAGTATTAGAAACACTCATGCTTCACAAGTATTATATGTAGCATTCGATTGTACTGCAGAAGAAAGTACAGCAGCAATTAAATTAACAGGAAACGATACTACAGAACATAATCATTTTATTAGTACACATCCATTAGACTTCAGAAAGAATGTCTCCGTTTATGGCAGTGGTTCAAGCACAGGCTATGAAGGAGTAATTTGGGGAGTCGCAGCTCCAGTAGGATAGGGAGGTCCTGTGGTTACTTTAGCAGCTACAAATACACAATATAAATCATGGCTCGCTTCTGAAGACGATACCATTATTCCGCTTGAAAAAGCACAATCAGGTAGAACTACCCTTGATGATATAGCTGATGCTTTAGATGAGTATAAAAGATTATTCATTGCTGGGCTGGCTTCTCCGGGAGAAACTATCACATTATCTAGAGCTTATCCAGATAATGAAGAGTATGCAGAAGCTTGTTTATCTATTAATGACGATGAAGATGAAGAAAAAGTTATGATCGTAGGTGGTCCAGCTTCAGTAGAAGCAGTAGATAGAGAAGGACATTTAATCACTTCTGATGCATTAAAGAAAGCATTTAAAAAATATATGGATAATTTCAGAGGTAGGAACGTAATGGTTATGCACTCTGATGTTCAAGTAGGACACGCACTCCCAGCTTATATAAGTAGAGCTGGAAATGTATTTAAAAGTGGTGTAGATGACAAGGGTTTATTTTTTATATCAGAACTTAGAGACGATACTAAAATTGCCAATCGAGTAAGAGATCAAATCAAAAAAGGTGGTATGAGTTCTTATTCTATTGCTGGTAGTGCTACACAAAGTAAAGAAATCAATAAATCTGATGGTAGTCATGTATTACAAGTAGATGATATGGAGCTAGCAGAAGTAACAATATGTGAAAAGGGAGTAAATCAAAACGCTCATTTTGAATTATTGAAAGGTGATAAAGCAGAAGGATCATGTGCAGATGGAAGTTGTTTAACTAAATCTCATGATTCAACTCCAGAACCAGAGATAATTGCAATATCTAAATCAGAAATACCTTCTTTTAAAAACATGTTTATGAATTGGGTATCTAAAGAATCTAAAGATGAAGATACTTCTAGAGCAGTTGCTATTGCTACTGCACAAGCTAAGAAAGAAGGCTACAAGAAATTTACTGATGGAAGTCCCGGAGATAAAAGAAGGGACAAGATAGCAGAAGAAATCAAGGAAAGTTTAAA